AATGGCGCTGCATGTCACGATGGCGGTGCCAGCCAACGGCAGGATCGGTACGCCGGGAGAAAATACTGGCACGTTGGCCGCAGTACCAGCTACCGCGGTCACCAAGTTCAGCCCGACGCCAACCGTGGTCGATGGTGCCTGCGCTGCAGCAATGGTTACCGAACCGGAAGCCGATGGAATGGCATCCACACTCACCGAATAGAATGCATTGTACCAACCGTGCACCCGACCCGGAGATAACCCATCTTTTGGTTGCGGAGAGAAGATCGGATTTGCGATCAGGTCGCCCTGATAGCCGATCGACGGACCATCAAAGCCCTCAACGCGCCCATCCAACGTGGCACCAAGAACAACACTAGGCCCGCGGAAGATTGTCTCAGCCATTGTTTGCTCCGAAGGCTAGCTGGTCGGGAATTCGCCCCATGCCGCACGCGGATCGTTGTAACCGAATGAATAGCGCTCATAGGCTTTGACGAGCAAGTTGTCGGTCACGTTATCGACCCACATATCAGACTCATACGGCACGCGCAGCATGTGGATGAGGCCTTCGATATTTGTCGTTAAGAACCACGCAAAGTTCGATGTGAGGAAGTCCATCACGATGAACCCCTCGGGGAGCCCACCAGACAAAGTCAAGATGGCGTTGACATCGTTATCAGCCGTTCCCGGACGAAGCTCTGTCTTTGTAAGCCGGATCGCGATCGGCTCCAGGTTCGGCGGTACGATCAAACGACGCGCACGCGACAAAATACGAAGTCCGCGTTCGTTGACAAACTGGACACGAACGTTCGTCATATCGGCCAAAAGTGTGCTTTCGTTGAGGCTTTTCGGCACTGCCGATGTATTCGCCCAAGTACCGCCATCGAACGGATGCGCAGTCGAGAACAACGACACACCGTCACCGACGATCGACGTCAAATAGGTCGTGCCAAGGTTGAGAATGTTTGCGCCCTGGATCTCTTTAAATTGCGCGAACGCTTCTTGAAGTTTCAAGTTTGTTGGATTGAACTGCGCTTTGTAGATCAAATCATCAATTGCTTTTCGCGTTATGGCGTAGCCTAAAGCCACCTCCAAGTGAGTAAACGCCCAGACAAAACGTTCACCCGCGTTGTTATCAAACTGCGTTGCAACTCCTTCCTCTTTCAGGAACGGCAAGGCAGTGAACGCCATCTGCGTCGAGCGTTCGACGGCGAGGTTAGATTTGCGCGTTGTGAAAATTTTATCCCATTGTCTCGGGATCATGTCGTAGGAGCCGCGCACATCAAACAAACCCGGCAACAGCTCACTGCGGATATTTGCAAGTGCAACAGGCATCTGTTCTCTCCGCTATTAGCCGTGCGTGATGGTGCGCATAATCTGGAAGTTGAAGCTCACTACCGCCCACGCATAGTTAGTGGTCGGGTCTGAACCGTTCCCGATCCCCTGATAGAGGCTGAAAACCTTGAATGGCAGGAAGCTTGATGTCGTGCCCAAGCCGCTGGTCAGCGTGCTTTGATCGAGCGTGGCGATCGAAAAACCGCCGCCGGTCGTGACCGGCGCGCCGGTACTGAAATTGACGTTCTTGCCGATGTCGGCGGTGCCGATCGAGGTCGAGAACGAGGCCGCCAGGAACAGCGCATTGGGCGCCGTGATTACATAGCCGGTGCCGTTCTGCGCGGTGACGCCGGGCCAAAACGGTGACCACACCGGAATACCACCACCGGTCGGAATATAATTGCAGCCTTGGAAAATGCCGACGATCGGCTGCGTGGTCGCCAATGTCGGCGTCGCTTGGATGAGCGTGCCGGCCGGCGAGGTGGTAAAAGTGACCGGATCGCCAAAACCGATCTGAGTCGCATAAGCCGATGCGATCGTATAGCTCTGCAACTGATAGTCCGGGCCGGCGCCGCTAAGGAAACCGACATGCCTGAAGCCGAACTGTGCTTGGGTGTTCGCCATAAGCGGACTCCGGTCGGGTTATCCCCGCCCGACAGGCCCTGCCTTGGCGATGAATGAAAAACGGCTTCGGCCCGAAGCCGCGAATAGGCGACATTAATGAGCAAATTTACCCAAATGTCAAATTTCACTCCGCAGCAACCAATTTCAGACCAGCCGCCGGTTCCGGCGACGATGTCTGTCCCATGATCATCACCGGCTGCAGCGCTTTTTCCATCGATGCTGGCGAAGGCGCCCCAAGTTGCCCGGCCGCGCGCATTTCTTCTTCTTTCTGGGCTGCCACCTTCTGAGCCGCCCATTCCAGATAACAGCCGTTATAGTCATAAGGCCCGACATGGCTGATGCGGTAGCCGATCGCCGCCCACACCTTGCCGCCCATGCTGTTCCAGCGAATGCAGAATGACAGATCCTCGCTGACTACCCCACGATCCGGCATATCCAACTTTTCAAAAGCGCGGATCATGCGCTTACAACCGGCATTACGCATCATTTCACTAGCCGGATGCAAATCCAGCCGCGTATCTACCAAGTGCGGCATCTTCTCCAGGAACTTGGTCACCACATCGCGCCGGATCAGGGTTACGCCCATGCCGACACCCTCGACACGCATGAAATTGCCGCGCCGCTCGGTATGCGTACCGCCATCACCCGACCCGGCCCACGATATCGGGATCTTACGCTGCGGATAGATCGTGCCGATCACCGGCTCATCCAGCAGGATCATGTCGAGGACCATTTCGGATGGAAACGCCATGTCAGCATCGATAAACAGCATGTAGTCAAAATTCGGCAGGGTGTCGTACCAGATCGTCATCGCCATCGATCGCAGCTCGGCAATATCCGGAAACGACAAGGTGGATACCGAACCGCCGATAGACTTCGACGCCAAAACCTGGACCAAGTTATGAGTCGTCATGAAAGTCGAGGCGGATATCTGCTGGCCAAAGGCGGGAACGAAGATAAAAACGTTTTTCATGCGGCGGCTTCCTTCATTTGCTCGTTAACCACCCGCACAAATTGATCGGTAGACTGGGATGATTGCTGTGCCGCTTTCCACAGCAATGAACTGTAACCATCAGCAAACTCATAGTCGCGCTCGTTCTCCCAATACTTCCATTTGATCTGGTCTTTCCAGACGTAATAGGTATTCCATATTTCCGGACACTTACGCAAAGCTTCATCCAATATATCTTCGCGATAGCCAATATGCTCGATCATCGGAAATTTGCTGACAAAGTTCAGTACCCCGTCATGCTCCCAAACAACCCAACGATGATGATAATAGCCACGGTAGACCTCGCTATTGCCGTAGCCATCCACGCCACGACCCAGTTCAGCGATAGGTGATGGCGTTTCGATATAGCCAGCCTTGCCGACCCGCTGCAGCTCGGCCATCAGCGCAAACGGATCGTACAGATCCTCCAGCGTGTGGCGGCAAAACACAAAGTCTACTTCCTTGTCCTGGTAGGGCAGCCGATCCCTGACAAAGTCATGCCGCAAGAAGGTTGGTGGCCGAACCTTGACCCCGATCTCGTCCCAGATCTTTTCCAAAGCCTGCCGATGCAACCTGTCGATGCCGACATCCGCTCTGGGAAATGGCTGATGTCCGCAACCGACATCGACCACCAGATCATCCGGCTTGATCACCCGCACAGCCAACCAGCCCTGAACAGGAGCAAGCGGATACCAATAATGTGGATCATTCCGCTTCAGCGGCATTACAGGAACTCAAGATGCGGTGGGGCCGGCGAGGTCGGGAAGTCGTGCTTGCCCTCGACATAGTCGAACAGCCACTTATTGGTATGAGTTTGAAGACACTGGGTGCCGCACCGGGTGCGCGGATCAAACTCGTCCGATCCTAAGTATCTAACCACGTCCCAATATCGATCACTTTCCCAGATGGCTTTGAACCGCTTTTCTTCGGGGCCGGCAATCCAACCCATGTGAAATTTACGAAACTTGGAGTTGAAGTGAAATCCGCATGTACTGACCAGCCCATTCCCAGATATCTGAAGCTGAAATGGAGGTCCGTAGCATCGGGAATATTGTCGCTTTCCTTCATCGGCGAGCCTCGCCCATTTGACTATGATGCGCAGATCCCTGTCCCCCATCGCTTCCGCTTGCTTGAAAGTGTAATAGAGCTGGTCGTACTTGCTGTAATCCATCCCCAGGAAACCGTCTTCGTTGTCCGAGCAATGCTTGAAGATCACATAATGCGGCCTCAGCTGTTGTCCCAAACGACACAGCGGTATGATCTGGTCGCCCATACTCGGCATCGTCACCATCTGCATGTTTACGGTTACTGGCAATTTGTCGCGTCGGACAATGTCCATGGCATCCCGTATGTTTTGTACTACACGATCGAAGAAAACCTGCTTTACCCCCATGATCTCAGCATAGCGTTTTCGCTCGCCTGCCGAAAAATTGAACCGTAGATAGGAAATGTGCGGCAAGATGCGTTCTAAAACTGGGCGCGTAAGAGCAATTCCGTTCGATCCCACGCCCATTTTGATGCCAAGCTTCGCGGCGTGTTCGATGCTCTTCGCGTAATAGGGAACCAGAGTGGATTCCCCGTCCGATATAAGGCTAATGCCCTTGACACCGATCTCGGCCGCGTCATCAAGATAATCCAGGGCGATCTTTTCGGTGATCTCACCACCTTCACTGGCCTGCATTTGCGCGAAGCAGAAAGTGCAAGCAGCTTGGCACTTTCGGGTCCAAGCGACATCCATGGTGACCGGCGCAATTTTTTCACCTGCCTTCCACGCCAATACTCGGTCCTGCCACCAGCCAATTTTTGACTGATCCAATAAGTACTCATAGATGTCGCCAACCTCAGTGATGTGTTCAAAGAAGTCCTGGTCACTCATAGCCGGTTTCTCTGTTCTGGCGTCATCACCCTTCGCAGCTTGCTGTCATCACCTTTAGTATCACAATAGACTTCCGCCGGCAGGCCGCGCGCACGCAGCATCTTCTCCAGATCGAGCATCACCTCGCCTTGCGTCGAGGCCGGAATACCGGCACCAAACCGGACGGTGACATGGAAGTAATCCTTATCCACGAGCGCGCTCGTTCTTATAATTTTCCGTATACTCAACCAATAGCGTTGATACCGGCGACTGCAGCGCCGCTTTATACGCCGGAATGATCTGTTCGGCATCCCTCAAGCGCACCACCTGAACAGTCCGCAGCATTTCAGAGAATGGCTGGGTAAAGTCGTCATTATGCTGCGGGCCGGGGTCAAATGGCGTAGTCGAGGGAATGGCGGTGCGGATGATGACCTTCGGCTGATAGCCAGAATACAGCGACAGCCGATCAAGATGGTTGATGATCTGGTTGGCGGCGCATAACACAAAGTTCCAACGCGGATAGACACAAACCGGTAACTGACCCAACAGGCTCATGCCGATGCAGAACCCCATCTGCATGTCCTCGGCGACCGGAAATTCCAGCCGTTGCGAAAATGGCAGGCCATCCATTGTCTGGCTCATGGTCGTGCCCTTCTCTGGGCCAACGCCTTGGCCAACGAAGATCGCGCCTTCTTCCGCGCACAGATACATGGCCTCGACCAGCGCGCCGAAATAACTAAAAGACGAGTTCTGGCTGGAGGTCTTTTCGTCGAATTGGAGGTCCATGTTCCACATGCCTATGCAAGTGCTTCATCTGCTCGAAACATCGTTCACGGGTTGCCAAAATAGGCGCTGGCGTTATTTCGGACGATGCTTCATTATGCAGATGGTTCCTTCACCATCGATAATTCCAGCAAAATAAGCTGCGCGGCTTTAGCGTCCATTAGAACACCACAAAGCGACCTATCCCTACATGCGGCCTCGTAAGCTTGTATTCATAGCTGGTAACCTCTGGCGTAGCCTTGATCGCGGCATTGCCCCATACCGCCTTGGTATCCGTGGTGACAGACTTGCCGTTGTCCTCGATGATCCAATGCACCGGCAAGCCATGGCCTTCGCAGTACCGCGCACATTCGTGCATGATGCCGGTGCGCGCGGTCATGTCACCGACAAAAGCGTGCACGGTCTCGCGGCCCTTATTGCGCTTTATCGTCCAAGCAAGGCCAACTGCAATAGGACAGATGCCGCCAACAAGAGCGCTAGAAAGGATACGATAGTCAGGAAAACAAAGTGCGATAGAGTGTCCGGCAATAATAGCTTCCTTAACGCGCTTCGGAGGAACGCCGCGCAACAAGCAATGATAGTGCGAACGCCATGTACAAAGGACCCAGTCATAGCTCTTGATCCCTTCGAAGATCCGGATCAGATCGACCTCATTGCCGCCGGCCAGATGCACTGGCGCCTTGATCGCACCAGCGGCAAACAGCTGTACGATCTCCTCTTCGAAGGCAAGCAAGTCCCGTGCCGTCATTCGCTCAACCACTAGCCGCCTCCAGCAATGCGTGCAGGATGCCAAGATGCGCAGTCTCGACGATACCGTAGTTATTTGACGGCACCCAGAAATTATGGGTACCGATCTGGCGCAATGGGTTGTCGAAGCGAAAACCGGTCAAGGTCACTACGTCAGTCACCATCTTGGCACTTTTGGCCGCAGCCAGGATATTTTCGCTTTGCCCAGACGATGAAATAGCCACCAGGACATCGTTCGGCTTGAGCGATCTGCCCAACTGCATTTCAAATACAGTCTTGTAGCCATAGTCGTTAGCCAAGCAAGTCAATGCCGCCGGGTCATTCAAACATCGGGCATCGAACCGGCCCTTGTTCATGAAGTCGATCGCCATGTGCGAAGCGATCGCCGCCGAACCGCCATTGCCGATGAAGAATAGCTGAGCATCGATAAGCCGGCGGCCCTTAAGCATGGCCGCGGCATCGGCGAAGGTCGTTTCCTTGTCGGCCCTCGCCTCGATCAGCGCCTCGGCAAAGCTTTCCAGCCATGGCCCGTTCATGCCAGCAGCGCCTCGATGGTCTGGGTCAGCTCGCCGCGGCGCGCGGAGCGGCTCTCGGATCCCGGCGACGGCGGTCGCGTCCGCGAGGCGTTC